AGCTTGTTTTGCTTTCAGAGCTTCTAGTTCAGTCGCTAACTGAGTCTTTTCAGCTTCAAACTGCTCTTGTAGTTTGCTAAGTTCTGATTTATCTACGCGATTGTTTAAGATCTCATCGCGTTCTTTCAGTAGCTTAACGTTAGTCTCACGAAACTCGTTTAGTTTTGCTTTGCTTACTGCACCGTCTACATCGAGATAGAATTTACCTTCTGACTCAGTGTATAACCCCGCTATAGATGCGTCTAATCCGTCTAATGTATCAAGTTCAAATTTTAAAGCCATAGTGATCCTCTGGATCTAGTTAGTAAAACTATATTATACACCAATAATAAAACTGTTGCAACATTTAAGCACTTTATGTATAATATTCAGATTTAGACTATTAGGAGAGAGCTATGATCCCAATTAAGGTACACGTCGTTGTACAATCGTCTGTAAGCAATGTTGAACACATCCAAGATACTGTGTTCTCAAAAGGCCAAGACCTTTTAGCGGTTCCTCGTATCGGAGAGTCGTTGTTGATTGGCAACTATGTGTTAGATGTTATTGATGTTATGCACCAGCAACTAAGTCCGATCGTTATTTACGCTGCGTTATCTATGTCTTCCGAAGAGATGCTCAATGAAGAGCAGATCAAAACGTTAAGTGCTCACATGCTACATGCGGGTTGGACGATCACTGAGTCTAATATTCGCGAGCGAAGCGATGATGAACGGGTTGAGATTAGACGGTTGAACTAAGATGGGGTGGTTGCTTAACCTTCTTGAGAGGTTCCTACATAACTACGAGAAGAACTTTGTGGATAAGATACTACATGCGTTAGGATATATGCGAATATGGACAGGAAGCTGGGATGGGAGCGATGTTAGAGAGTGCACACAACCATGGAATTACATGGGACAACCTTGGAAAGGCACACCGCCTAACGCTGTATGGCGATTAGTTAAGATTCGAGATTACGAGTTACAAAAGATAAAGGAGAGATTATGATGCTTGTAGCGTGTAAACAGGCTGCTAAACACTTTGGTGTTCACACCAATACGATAAGAAAATGGTACTCTGCAGGGAAGATTGCAGGAGTAGATATGGGCAATGGTCGAAGACGGTATGATATCGAGAGTATTCGAGGTATCTACAGTAAAGAGTTACCTTGCCACGAAGAGGAGAGTGAGTAATGAGTGGAGGTGTAGACTTTAAGTTATACCCTAAACAAGCTGCGGCTCTCACAACGGATGCAAATTTTATACTATTTGGCGGGGCAGCAGGTGCGGGTAAGGAGCTAATACTTAACACTCCAGTATACACTACTTTAGGCTGGAGTACAATAGGTAATTTGAAAATAGGAGATAAAGTTTTTGATAGAGAGGGTAATCCGTGTAACGTAATAGCTAAATCTGAAGTTAGCTATGAGCGACAGGCATATGAACTCACGTTTGAGGACGGAGAGAGTGTAGTAGCAGGTGCTACGCACGATTGGTATAGTTTAAACGCTTTAGAAAGAGTGTCTAACTTCAGGAGATCTGCAGAGTTTAAAGCTAGACGTAGAGCTAACAGACCGCCTAGGGGAAATGGCACGAAACCTTGGCTCGCAGAATTGAATGCTAAAAGAGCCGCTGAGAAAGCTGCTGCAGGGGAGAATTTACTACCTGACTTCGGGTTCATACGTGATACGCAGTACATGTATGAGAATCAAAAAGTAATCAAAAATGGAGTCGAAACTACAACCCCTAATTTCTCTATCAGTGTTATAACTAGCGCTATAGCGTATCCTGAACACACTTTACCTATGGTGGTTGAACCGTACTTGTACGGTTTATGGTTAGGAGATGGTTCATCTAAAGGTACATGCATAGCAAATGGAGACAGACAAATAGTAGACTACATATTATCTGTTCGTCCTCATGCAACGGTTCGTGAAGATCAAAATGTCCTGAGATCAGGAGAACTTGGTGCGGTGTACTGGAACCTGAGTATAGCAGGACTTAAAAATGAGCTTCTAGCGTCTGGGGCTTCAGGTGATAAATGTATACCTGAAAGATACATGAGAGCTTCTGTTTCTGATAGACTGGAGTTACTACGTGGAATAATGGACACAGATGGTTACATTGAAAAGAATCGTGCTTATTTAACGATGTCTAGAAAGGACCTTGTTGAGCAAATTCGTGAACTTGCTGCGTCACTTGGTATGAGAGTGTCGAGGATCTCATCTAAAAAACCTTTTTATACAAAAGATGACGGTACGAAGGTGTACTGTAAAACCGCTTATACTTTTCATCTGTTTACAGATGTATGCCCATTCCATTTAGAACGCAAAGCGAAGGAGTTTAAAGCTCGATGTGTGATCGCTAACAAGACCCACACTTATCGCATAATTAAGAGTATTAAGCCTGTAGACAACCATGGGATGCAATGTATTCAAGTAGATTCACCTGATAACACCTACTTGATAACTAAAAGCTTTATACCTACACATAATAGTTACTTAATTCGTGCTGCGAGTATCATCTATGCTATTGAGATTCCAGGGTCTACTAATTACGTGTTCCGTAAGAATTACGCTGACTTGAAGGCTAATCATATCGACAGCAACGGTGGATACTTGCACATGTTAGCCGACATGATGGACAACAAGCTTGTTACATATAACAAGTCTGAGTATTCGTTTTCATTTGTAAACGGATCTAGAATACAGCTAGCGCATCTAAACGCTGAGACTGATTTGCTGTCATATCAAGGCCGCGAAATGACGTCAATAATTATTGACGAATCGACTCAGATGAGCGCTTACAGTATTATGTACCTGATTTCGCGGCTTCGACTTGGAGGCTTGCAAATACCTGAGAAATGGAAAGGTAAATTTCCTCGGTGTATTTTGTGTACTAACCCTGGAGGTATATCTCACGATTGGCACAAAAAGACTTTTGTAGATTACGGTACTGTGATACACCGTCTTCCTGCTGATAAGTCAGGTATGTTAGCGCAGTTCATTCCATCAAGGTTGGAAGATAACATTGTGCAAATGCAGAATGACCCTGATTATGCTGATAAACTTAGAGGATTAAGCGTTGGCAGTCCTGAGCTAGTAAAAGCAATGCTTGAAGGGTCGTGGGACATCACGGGTGACTCTGCGTTTACTTCTTGGGACAGTAAGATACATGTTATAAACCCTTTTGTTATACCTAAAACATGGAAGATCTATAGAGGCATGGACTGGGGGTATAGTAATCCGTATTATGTAGGGTATTATGCGATAAGCAATGGTGAAGATTATCTAGACGACGAAGGTGAGTATAGGTCTGCGCCCAAAGGTAGTATATTCTACATCGCTGAGATATATGGAGCTGACTCAGACGATAGAGGTATTAAAGAAGAACCAACAGAGATGGCAGCTAGAATACGCACAATTGACGAATCTTTAAATGCTATCGGATACAAGATACATCCAGGGCCTGCAGACTCTAGTATCTGGAATAAAGATAGAGGTGAATCTATTGCTTCTATCTTTACAAGATGTGGAATTAACTGGGTTAAGTCAAATAAAACTCCTGGGAGCAGAATTATTGGTTTGCAGTTAATGAACCAGATGTTATATTCGGCCACACAGGATACGCCTGAAACACCTTATATTAAATTCTTTAAAACATGCCCAGCAATATGTCGCCAACTTCCTAATCTACAACGAGATAAGAAACGCCCAGAAGATGTGGATACTAGCGGTAACGATCATTCCTGGGACCAAGCACGTTATGCGGTGCTACATGCTAGAGATTTAGTACAAACAAAAAAAGTAATAGGCGTATAGCCTCCATTCTCCACTTTATAGGAACCCGAAATGCCGATCACCGACCGCCACCCAGAGTACGACAAACACAGAGATCAATACGTCCGATGCCGAGATGTCATAGACGGCTCAGATGCTGTGAAAAACAAGAACGAAAAATACCTACCCCCCTTGTCAGGACAATCAATGGACTCCTACCGACGTTATAAACAGAGAGGCTTATTCTTCTCTGTAGCGTCGAGAGCGTTGTCCGGCCTGACGGGAATGGCGAGCCGAAGACATCCTAAGTTAGAGTATTCTGAAGACATGAAGTATTACTTCGAGGATGTTG